AAGATTCACACAATAGGCAAGCCACAAAAGGCGGGCAAATAATGGATCTTGAAAAGGAACTTGCAGCAATACTAGACGATTACACTGAAGAGGTTAATCAGACAGTGAAAGAAGTTGCAAGCGAAAGCGCAAAAAGGGCAGCAAATGAACTAAAGCAAACAAGTCCGCGCCGTAGACCGCGATATTATAAGGGATGGAAGGCAACCCCGAAAAGCTTAATAACGGGGCGCGTGGAATATGTAGTACATAACGCAAAAGATTATAGGCTTGCCCACTTGCTCGAATTTGGGCATGTTTTGAGAAATGGCGGAAGAACAAAGGCAATCCCGCACATTAAACCCGTTGAAGAGAAATACACAGATGAATTTTATCAAGATACGATAAAGAAAATTAAAGCAATCAAATAACAGGAGGATAAGATGGCAGATACAAATAGAGTTGAATTTGGACTTGAAAAAGTAACAATCGGAACTTATGAAGTAGGCACAGATGGCGCAATCACAATGGGCGCACCTTATAAGCTTGCGGGGGCAGTAAGCTTGAGCGCAGACCCGCAGACATCAGAGAATACGTTCTCAGCGGATAACGGCACATATTGGGCTGAATACAGCGAGAGTGGGTTCAAGGGTACACTAACAATGGCAAGATTCCCGGATGAATTCAAAACAAAGTTTTTGGGCGCAGTTAAACGCACAGACGGGGGAATTGCTACAATCAATAACCCGGTTAAAAAGAATGTATACATTGCCTTTGAAGGCAAGGGCGATGCACACGCAAGAAGAACTATTTTTTACAATGTTGCATTAGGCACAATCAAGAAAGAATACAAGACAATGGAGAAGAACTCAAAGACACCGGAAACCGAATCAATCGACATTACAGTTGTAGGCGATTCAGTAACAGGACAGTCAAAAGTTACTTTTGTACCGGGTGATGCAGCATACAACAACTTCTTCACAGCACCACCAAAGCCACTAGGCACAACAGCACCGGGGGTATAGAGGTATAAAAGATGGTAAAAACGATAAAATTAACCAATAAGCAGTCATTCAAGATTGATACAACAATATGGTGGTTATTTATTTATCGACAGCAATTTGGCAGAGATATTCTGCCAGATTTGCTGCCATTTATAGAAGCTATATTGAAGATTAATGCAAGCTTTATCGCTCCAAATGGCGAAACCGGAGAAATGACAACGGCACAATATTTACAGGCACTTGCTAAAGATGAAGTATTGGAAGAGGCACTTATTTCACTTGCCGTTGCAGAATCAATCACGATATATCAGATTGCATGGGCGCTTGCAAAGAATGCTGACGATTCGATACCAAGTCCGCACGAGTGGATAAAGAGTTTTAAAAGCTTGCCCGTTGACATAATAGGCAAGGAAGTAATCACCGCGGTGATTGAATCAACAATCAGCGAAAAAAACGCAAAAAGCCTTCTAGCGAAGATTTTGAAAGTAGCATAAATTTAGACCAAATATTGATAGGCGCGACACAACGCGGGCTATCGTTAGAAGGCATAAGCAAATTAGATATTGGACAAGTTGTTGATTTTGTAATGGAATACAGCAACGAATCAACAACTGAAGAGGAAATAAGAATAAGGACAAAAAAGGCATCTCAAAATGATTGGGATGCCTTTTTGGGCTAAGTAAAGTAACGGGGGGCAAAATGGCAATTGGTAAGAATATCAAGGGCATAACAATTGAATTTGGCGCGAGGACAGTTAAGCTTGATACAGCATTGGCAGAAGTTAAGCAGAAATCAAAGAGTGTTAGTCAAGCCCTCCGCGATATTAACCGCAATCTGAAATTTGATCCAAAGAATGCGGAACTACTAGCACAAAAGCAAAAGGCTCTTGCAGAGCGCGTTGAAGCAACAACATCAAAGCTAAAGGCACTGCAAGCAGCAGAAGCACAACTAAGCGAAGACTTTAAAAGTAAGGAAAACGGGCAAGCAGAATTTGAAGCACTAAGACGTGAAATCATATCAACAGAACAGCAACTAAAGAGATTTAAAGCAGAATACGAACGTTTAGGCTCAGTCAAGCTTACTAAGTTGGGAGAATCATTTCAGCAAATGGGCGCGAAGATGGAATCTGCGGGCAAGAAGCTTATGCCGTTTTCAACAGCATTTTTAGGCATTGGATATGCTGCAACACGCTCAGCAATAGATTTTGAAACCGCATGGGCGGGAGTAACAAAGACAGTAGACGGCACACCACAGCAATTAGACAGGATAAGGCAAGGTATTCTTGACTTATCAAAAGAAACTTCATCATCTGCAACCGACATAGCAGCAGTTGCAGAAGCAGCCGGACAACTAGGAATAAAGACGGATGATATTTTGGAATTTACACGCGTTATGGTAATGCTAGGTGATACAACAAACTTATCATCAGAAGAAGCAGCAAGCGCACTCGCAAAGTATGCGAATATCACCGGACTAACAGCAGATAACTATAAACGTTTAGGCTCAGCAATTGTAGATCTAGGAAATAACTTTGCAACAACGGAAGCAGATATAGTTAATTTTGCTATGAGAATTGCTGCAAGTGGTAAGCAAGTAGGATTCACAGACCAACAGATATTGGCACTATCAACCGCGCTATCATCCGTAGGACTTGAAGCAGAAGCGGGAGGCTCTGCGGTATCAAAAGTACTAACAGAAATTGACAAAGCCGTATCGACAAACGGCAAAACATTATCCACATGGGCAGAAACCGCGGGCATGAGCGTAAGCGATTTTAAGCGCGCATGGGAAAAGGATGCATACGGGGCATTCCAAAAGGTAATAAGCGGAATGGGCGATGCAAAGAAAGGCGGGGAGAATCTCAACGTACTTCTTGAAGAATTGGGTGTTACCAATATTAGAACAAGTGACACTATGAAGAGGCTATCATCTGCATCCGAATTATTCTCGAAAACAACAGCAACAGCAAATAAGGCATGGGGCGAAAATAAAGCCTTAACGGCAGAAGCTGAAAAGAAATATAAAACAACGGCTGCACAATTGCAACAGCTAAAAGCATCATTTGTTGAAATCGGGGTAGAATTAGGCGACACGTTCTTACCCGAAATAAAAGCGATTGTAGGAAATATAAAGGACTTTACAAAAGGGCTAAAAGACTTAAGCCCGGAAGCAAAGCACTTTATTGTAAAGCTTATAGAGATTGGGGCAGTAGCGGGGCCAACATTAATCACGTTAGGCAAGCTATCACAAGGCATGGGGACGTTATCAAAAGGCTTTTCGCATTTAAGTGGGATGCTAAAATTTACGAAAAATGCAAAAGAATCAGCAGATAAGCTTACAAAGACAGTTGACGGGCTGACGAAAAGCACAGACGGGCTAAAAGTAATGAATACCGCAACAGCGGGAGTTGGCGCGTTTGGCGCAAAATTATCATTGCTTGCACCAATTATAGGAATAGCAACAGTGGGCATAGTAGGATTGGGCGCAGCTATCTACACGGCATATCAAAACGCACATAAAGAACGTAAAGCGGTAGACGAAATGGCACGCGCACATGAAGCAGCAGTTGAAAAGGTTAATGCTAATGCACAAAGTGCAGAAATGTACCGCCAAAGATTAAACTCGCTGATTGGTGTTGAAGATAAATCTACAACACAAAAACAACTTATGCAAACATACGTGGATAAGCTTAATGCAAGTGTAGAAGGGCTCAACCTTACATACGATGCAGAAGGTGATAAGCTTTACGACAATACAGGAAAAGTTGTTGATAACACTAATGCAATTAAAGAGCAAATTGAAGCGATGAAGGAACGCGCACTTGCTGATGCATATATGCAGAATGCAACAGAATCACTAGAGAAATACGCAGAATATACACAGCAGCTATCACAGGCAGAAGCCGAACGCGCAGAAGTAAAAGAGAAAATCGACAAACTAACTGAAAAGGGTACGGATCTAAAGAAGGCGGAACGCAATGAACTATCCACACTTGTAGAAACTTATAAGAAATTAGGGCGCGACATGGATGGCTATTATGAAGGAATGGCAAGCGCACTTGTTGAAGCGCAAAAGTGGAACAATACCATGGAAATACAGGCGGGCGCTTTAACTAATCTACAAGGCATTGCAGAATCTGCGGGAATAAAGATTCCAAAATCACTTGAAGCCGGAATACGCGAAGGAAGATATACAATTCCAAGCACAATTGATGAATTAAAAGCGCTTATAGATTTTGATTCAGCCGTACAAAATGCAAAAGAAAAAGGAGTTGAAATTCCCGAAAATTTGCAAGCGGGTATTCTATCCGGGGAAATTCCTCTAAGCGAAGCAACAATCAAACTTAACGAAGCCGTTAAAACAGGAGTTGCGGACATGCCAAGCGACATGAACAAAACAGGAACTGAAGCAGCAACAGAATTGATAAACGGCATGGATGAACGCAAAAGCGATGTGACAAATAAAGCAAGCGAAATATCTAAAGGTGCAAAAGATTCAGCAGACGCGGAAGCAGCGAAAGCATATGACACAGGCACACTATTTGGCGGTAAATACGTAGAAGGTATAGATGCAACAAATTATGTAGCAAATATTGCGGGTCAAAAATTAGGGGGCGCCGGAAGAACAGGCGCTGAAGCTATAAGCTTATACGATGCGGGATATAACGCGGGCGCGGGCTTTGCGAGTGGTTTAAGTAACGCAATGTGGCTAGCAACAAATGCAGCTAGAAATATTGCAGAGCAAGCACTATATGCAGCAAAAAAAAGGTTAGATGAGCACTCACCTTCAAGGGAATTTGCGAAAATTGGTAAATTTGGTGGTGAAGGTTTTGCAATCGGACTTGAAGCGACAGGAAAAGACGTTGCGAGAGCCTCAGAAGAGTTGGGCGAAATAGCACTAACAAACGCACAAGATAAGCTAAGTAAGATTGGCGCGATAAATTCTAAACTTGCGGGCATTACATCAACAAGGACAGCGGGCTTTGCTTTTAAGCCGCTAAGTCAAACACAACAGGCACAGGACACAAAGCAAAGCGAAGGAATCACATATAAGCAAATGGCAGAACTAATGGGATTGCTGATAAGCGCTATAAATAATAAAGATTCAAATGTAGTTATTGATGTAAATGCAATTGCAGACTTTGCAACACAAAGAATCAATAAAAATATGGGGATAATATCCGAACGCGAAAGAAGGCAATAACAATGTATAAAGTGATGATTAACGGCATAGATCTACAATCAAAAAATGATGCATATTTGGAAGGGCGCGAAGTCACCGCGCCCCAAGTACGCAGAATAACGGAAACTATACCGGGAAGAAATGGGGTACTTGATTATACATCAGCAATAACGGGCTATCCGACTTACGAGAATAGAATAATAAGGCTTATTTTATGTATACACAAGGATGAAAAAGCAGAATTAGAAGCGGCCAGGGATAATATATTTAAGCTTGTTCACGGCAAAAAAGTTAATATAAGCTTTAGCGATATTAACGGGGTATTCACAGGAACCGGACAGATTGAAGCTGAAGAGGAAGGCTTGCGATTTAAAAGGCTAACAATATCGATAGATGCATACCCTTACAGATTCACGGGAACTAAGAAGATAGAAATCATAGCCACGGCAGAAGGGGTTACAAAGGACTTTGAAATAAATATGCCTGTAAGTCCTTATATGGAAAATGAAAACGAAATCACAATTGAAGCGGGAAATACTAAAATTACTAAAAAGGCGGGAAAATTCTCCGTTGATGAATTAGTGCTAAAGCCTGGTCACAATCAAATAAAAATCAAAGGAACCGGAAAAGTAAAAATGGAGTATGAAGAAGGGGTGCTATGATGTATAGAATTGAGTATAACAACCTAATTATATATGATGCAAGCAACCCCACACTACAAATTCTAAGCGGCAATGCAGATTTTGAACTAAACAAGGCGGGAAGCTTAACAATCACACT